ACCATAGATACCATTAAGGTGATGCCAGTACCGACAATTACTGTCGGTTACATTCATCAAGATAACTATTTTACGTACTTCCCTTTGGTAATGGATGAATACATTAGGGCATGGAGTAATACTGTGGGTGCAAAACCAATAGACTTTTCAAGTCAAGCAAATGAATGGAATTTTGTGAGTGTTTCACTAGAGGGAAAGTAAAGGACATTATGCCGACAGCATTCTGCAACAAATGTAACACGCTAGTTACGCATCAGCCAGATAAAACAATCGGATGCCGTTGCGACCCAGACGCCCCAACATGGATAGCGTATAAACCAGACGGAAAATTAATGGCTTTCAGTCACGCAAATTATTCGGAAACAACCGACTAACAATTCGTCGACCTGCTATCTTGTCAAGTCCTATGACAAGAGAAACGCTATACAGTATAAGAAAATTCTTGGTAAAAGCAAGGGTCGCAAGCCACACAGAAGAACAAGAATTCTTCCAAACCCTAGCAGAACTAGACCAAATGATTAAAACAGCACCCTCACAGCGGATACCTCAGCAAGTAAACTGATGCTATGACCGAAGGGTACAAACATACAATGGTGCTAATCGTCTGGCATGACGCACACTCGGTGAGTACAGGCTGGATGCCAACATCAGACATCGAACCTGACCCCGCCATAGTTCACTCTCTGGGTTGGTTGTTGCCTGACGCTAAACCAAACCATATTGTTATCGCCCAATCGTATGTTGATGAATCATCAGACCATATTCTTGCTGTCCCGTTGAAGATGGTTGAGCAAATAAAAATCTTGTCTTAGGGGTTGACAGCCACCCCAATCTGCTATACAGTATTACAAGTATCAAATACGAGAAGGGAACATATGAACATCACATTGCAACGCATTACTAAACCTACACACGGGGAACAAGACTGGCTAGACCTCAGATTTTGGGATGACCAGAAACGTAAACGGGTATCAGCATCAGCAGTCGCCGCCATCTACGGGCTACACCCGTTCGTGCCAGCAGACAAATATGCAGCCGAACTATTAGGTGACGTACCACCATCACCGATACCACCGAACCCTGCAATGGAACGAGGGAACCGTCTGGAACCGTTCGTGTTGCAATGGGCTGTAGACAAAACAGGTATCCCGTATCTCACACCAGAGGAAATGTTCATCGCAGAAACACCCGAAGGTGCACGCATGATAGCCACCCTCGACGGACTCTACGAGAACGGTGATGAACGCAAAGTGTTGGAAATCAAAACGATGTCACGTGAATGGGAAGGCGAACTGCCCGACTATTGGCGTCTGCAAGGAATCCAACAAGCCATCTGCGCTGGTGTGAACTTCATCACATGGGCAATATTTGACTCAACAATGGTTCTTTACATCCATGAGCAGAAGATAACCGAAGCCGAAAAGCAGGAGCATTGCGACGCCGTAGCAAAATGGCTGACATCGATTGACCTTGGCATCACCCCAGATGGTGTGCATTGGTCGTATGAAACGATTAGCACCCGATATCAGAAGCCGACAGGGACAACGGTAGAACTGCCACCAACAGCATCGGAACTAGTGGAACAACTAAAGCATGTGAAGAAGGAGTTGAAAGCGTACACAGAAATGGAAGACAGATTGAAAGCAGAACTGTGCGACATGATAGGTGCGAACGAGTACGCCACCGTGAACGGCACAGTCATCGCCACATGGAAAGGCAGAACATGGGCGAGCCTAGACATCAAAGGAATCAAAGCAATGGAACCAGCAATAACAGAAAAGTACAGCAGGAAAGTAACCAACAGAACACTTCTCTTGAAAGGGGAACGAGCATGAAACTAGAAGATATCCTCACCGAATACGCAGTACCAGACCCATCAATCGTAGGGAAACTACCGAGAGGCGGAATCCAACTTGACTTCGTAGGTCACGCAGAAATCACACGCATCCTCATCGCCATCGACCCGATGTGGTCATGGGAACCATGCGGATGGGTGAACGGCAGACCAGCAATCGTAGAAGTAAACGGCATGGCAGTCATGTGGGCACACCTCACCATCCTTGGCAAATCAATCCTCGGTGTTGGTTCGGTTCGTGCAGATAAACCTGACCTAGATAAAGAACTTGTCGGAGATTTCCTACGCAACGCATCCATGCGCTTCGGTATCTGTCTGTCACTCTGGTCTAAATCAGAATGGGATGACAAGTCAGCAGTAGCGGGGAAGCCACAAGCAGGCAAGGCTGTGGCTTCCACCGTGACTGACGACACAGCACCCTTAACCAAAGCACAAGTGAAACAGTTCGTTGATGCCTGCGAAAAAGCAGGGCTAACACCTAGCGCAGTCGCCGAAAAAGCAGGCTTGAACTGGGCTGGACAAATCCTACAAAAAGACCTATCAACATTACGCACAGCGTTCACCGAAATGAAAGGCGTAACCAATGGCTAACTATCGGACAGTAGACCCGACAGGTAAAACCCGTTCAACAGCCATAGTCGCTTTGCGTTTAACAGCAGACCAAATGGAAACAATCAAACAACTATGCAAGAAACGTGGTGTCAGCAGAAGCCTTCTGTTCCGCCAACTATTAGCAGAGGAGTCGGCTCGTGTCAAAGGAACGCGCTAAAGGAACCAGTTTCGAAACGTTCATCGTGAACTATCTCGCACAGTTCTACCCTCATGTGGAACGGCGAACATTACACGGAGTGCACGACAAAGGTGACATCGCTGGCACAGACCCGCGACTTGTTTGGGAATGCAAAAACCAGAAGGTTCTCAACTTCTCAACATGGTTACACGAAGCACAAGTTGAACGTGACAACGCTAAAGCAGAACTAGGAATAGTTGTGGCTAAACGTCGCAGTTACGGCAACCCAGCAGACCAGTATGCGGTCTTAAGACTAGAAGACTTGATGACCATTCTAAAGAAAGCAGGATACTAATGGAAGACATAGCACGAGAACTATACGAATGTTTAATGGAACGCATCTACGGTCTGAACCAAGCACCAGTAAAACTTGGGGCGTCACCACGTGAACGTCAAGCGATGGATGCTTTCTTGAACCGTGGCTACGAGACAGTAGCAACCAATGATTGAACGCACCGAAGGATACCAACCATCACACGACATCAATCCGCATGACTTCAAAAAAGATTTAGCATTCGGACATCAAGGCGAAGAGATTGTTAAACAGTTTCTTTCCGACTTGAGCGACGGAGCATTCGAAGTAAAGTACGACAGATTCCGTAACGGAAGAATCTTTGTAGAGTTCGAACAGAACCCACGAAACGCAGGCTGGAAGCCATCTGGTATAGCAGTAACCACAGCGAAATGGTGGGTGTACATGTTCGCACCCAACGCTTTCTGTATAATAGAACTCGGCAGACTTAAACGATATTTGAAAGCGAACAAAGAGACTTTACAAATCAAAGTCGCCGCACCCAACTCCGACAATCCAGCGAAAGGATTCCTTATATACCCACAACAGGTAAACGAGTTGATGACCACATCCACATACGATTAGAGGATTAATGTTTAAACATATACTTGCCACAGCAACAGGTTTGCTGTTCTTTGGGGGAACTGTTTCCACAGCGAAAGCCCCACCACCTAAACCAATCAAAGCAATGCAAGCAGTTGAATACCAGTTAAGGGAAGCGATACCTCAACCACCGATACCAGCCGAAGCACTCCACCCAGAATGGTGGGGGTTGGCACGGGAAGTAGGTTGGGCTGAAGACCAGATGCTCACCCTCGACTATGTGATTCATCGCGAGTCACGAGGGCAAACTATGGCGTTCAACAAGTCTGACCCTAACGGTGGTAGCCGTTGCCTCATCCAAATCAACGGGTCATGGACACGATGGCTACGCGACAAAGGTGTCCTAACCCACGCAGATGACCTCTACAACCCTCGTACGTGTCTTACGGCAGGGCTAACCATCTACCAGTACGGCATAGACCGTTACGGTTTCGGTTGGTCGCCGTGGGCTATCAAACGCCCCTGATATAGTGACTGTATGAAGGGCGATAAGCAAACCCGATGGTTCTGTGACCGTTGCGATATGACCTTAACCACCTATGTGCGGGTGTCTGAACCCCCGTTGCATTTGTGCGACAACAAAGTCTCTAACAAAAGAGAACCAATAATCCAACCAATGAAAGAGGTATCCAAATGAATAACATAACAATCGTAGGGAACGCAGGTAAACCTGTCGAACTGAAATTCTCGCAAAGCGGGATGGCTGTGGGCACATTCACAGTTGCCACAACAAGCGGTAAAGACGACAAGAAAGTTACCGTCTGGCACAATGTTACTGTCTTCGGACAGATGGCAGAGTACGCTGCTGCATCCATAGAAAAAGGTAGCCGAGTGATAGTCGCAGGCAAACTAGACATCTCGACCTATGAGAAAGATGGGCAGAAGAAAACATCCAGCAAAATTCTTGCCGACGAAATCGGATTAACTTGCCGATTCAACCCAGTCATGGCAGACAAAACGGTGCAGGTTGTAGCGAAAGCACAAAACGATTTCGGTAAGATTGGATTCTTGCAAGAAGAAGAAGCGTTTTAGTGGACATAATGGAATTAGATTTTGAACAATGGCTAGAAATCGGTATGCGTAGCGGATGGGTGTCACCACCTGTCTGCTACACACACGATGGGCTACCAACTTCTATAACAGAAGACGCAGAATTCGAAGACGGCTCAGACCCGTGCCTTCATATCATGCGCTGTTACGAAAGCGAAGCACACAAAGACGCTATAGAACTGAACTACTCGCCAGCAGTATGGAGAAACCCTAACCATGATTGAAGATTGCAACGGCTCAGAGATACTGTTAGAAGCACACTCGCTAATCACAGGCGCAAGACAAGCACAGTACGCCCACCCATTAGAAGACTACACACAGGCACGCGACATCTTCGAAGGCATGACAGGTGTGTCGCTCACAGTAGAGCAAGCCATCTTGTTTATGGTTGCAGTCAAACTGTCTCGTCTTAGGACAGCAATCGCTGACGGCGGATGGCATCATGACAGTATCGTGGACACAGCAGGCTACATCGGTTGCCTGTCAATGGTTCATCACGCTAAGGAGAAACAATGAAAGCGAAACTTTGTTCATGTTTGCCTAACCGATTGTTGCCAGTTAAGCCTGTGTGTGGGGAGAAGTTAGATGACTCAGAAGAAGACTGACGAAATGGTGAACGGTTTGCTTGATGAGATAGCACGCCTTACTGCGTTGATAGAGCAACTGAAGTCTGAACTTCATACAGCGAACTTGGAAAGGTTTAAACATGATTGACCTCAAACATTTAGAATGGTATGACGAAGCGAGGTGTCGAGGTATGAAGACAAGTGTTTTCTTCCCTGAAACTTCTGTCGGTGTATCAACTGCAGGTATCTACGATGATGCGGTGAAGGTGTGCAAGTTGTGTCCAGTTGCTGAGAAATGTTTGGCTTACGCTATGGAATGCGAAACGAATGACATTCGTAGGTACGGTGTGTGGGGTGGCAAAACGCCTCGTGAACGCGAGTACCGCAAGTATGGTGGCGGTAAGTTAATTGGACTTGCCCCGCTACAACGCTAGGGAAGGGGATACCTGCGGAGCAGGGCAAATCCAAACTTTAGTGTAACAGATTATCTGACTAACTGTATCTGGTAGTTGTGTTTGTGGTCAAGAGTGCAAGCGTCGGTGTCTCGGCGTGCCTGATACTCGGTCATGTATTGGTATGCGAGGTGTCGGCGTTTAGTCCACCGTTCGTTTGTGCCGTGTCCTGACCCTCGCCAGTAGGCGACAGGCTGATTGCCTGCCATCTTAACTACAACGAAGTGGTGTGATGGTTCTGTGTAGGTTGGTTCTTGGTTGCGTGGCAGTAGTCGCTGTTTGATTTCTAACAGGATTTCTA